GTGCGTATAGAAATGTGTCCGAAGTGTAATCAACACCAGCATCCATTAGTTTCTGAGTACCAGAACGTATTAGTGCGGATGTAAACACATTGTCAGCAGTAAGTGCCACATCGTTAGCAGTTGCACTTTGAATTACTAGAGCAATGTAGTTTTCAACTTTCTTTGCTAGTGCATAGCCCATGGACTTTGCATACATATTAAACATATCAGCACTTTCCTGTACCTTTACAATATCATCAATACGTTTAGCATTGTAGAAATGTTGGTCAACCGATAGGTCTGTCTTTGCATCAGTGTTGGCGGAATATGTAACTGCTGTCCCAGCGCTCTTCTCGGTAGCGGATTCTTCATCAACCCTTGGGATATGAAGTGTATCTCCACCGCTAGAAAGCATGGATGATAGGTCAGTTACTTTATTTTTTAGCGAAAACTTACGTTCCGCATAGTCTAGAATTGCATCAGACCATAGTTCGGGTATAAAATTTGCACCCGTTGTTACTGTAACGTTAGCCATTTAAATGACTCCTTTTATTTATAGGAATCTAAAATATTCTGCCAATTACTTCGCTTTGATTTAATATCCATTGATTTCCATGCATCCTTCTCCATCTTAGGGGTTACTGCCCCAATGTCATTTGGAAGATTAGGTTTCGCAATGGACAGTTCATCAACAACATTTAGCAAGTCAGCCGTATTTAGATTCTTGAATTTTTCCTGTTTAGATTCAGAAAGTTTACTCAAGGCTTCTATTCGTATTTTTCCATCAAGAGCATCATACTTTTCCTTGAATGGTCTGTACGAATCAACTTCTTTCGTGAGTTCGGCATTTAATTCTTGCCATTTCTCTTGCTTTTCAAGTTCTACCTTTTGTGCGTCTTTCTCTTTAAGTTCATAATTCTCAATCTGTTCTCGAAGAGTATTTCTCTCAACAATTACTTCATTGAGCCTTGAACGTGGTATATCATTTGATTCGGGTTTTGTCCCTTCTTCCGTTTTTACGTCTGTATCGACTGCTATTTTTTCTTCTGACATTTGTAACCTCTTTTGTGAGTGTTTTTTTGCAAAGATATTTTCCTTGCATTAATAGTACCTACAATGTAAGTTAATATACGTTCTAATGCAAGAAAAAAATTACGAATTCAAAAGAAAGTGGTTTCAGTATCTTGATTACACCCCACATCGTGGTCAACTTGCGTTGCATTTCCCAAAAAAGACTACTGCCAGATTCCATGTTTTTGTATGTGGGAGAAGATTTGGGAAGACTTGGGCATCAGCTATGGAAGCAACCTATGTAGCATCTCAACCAAATAAGAGAATATGGGTTGTTGGGATGTCGTATAAAAAAGCAAGACTAATCTTCAGGGAAATATGGCAGAGAATGGTGGTCGGTCACCCAGAAGATGTTGTTCGCTCATCGGAAAAAGATATGTACATTAAATTCAAATGGGGAACAACCGTTGAAGGAATGTCGGCTGATAACCCATCAAGTTTAGTGGGGGAAGGTCTCGACCTATTGGTAATCGATGAAGTTGCCAAGATGAATAAAAAGATTTGGGATATGTATTTATCCCCAACTGTAGCCGGAAGAAAGGGTGAAGTTATCTTCATTACCACCCCGGAAGGTCGGAATTGGATTTATGACCTTTACAAACTCGGTGAAGTAGACGAAATTTGGCATAATTATTCATCCCCATCATGGATGAATCAACATGAATTTCCATTGGGGATAGAAGACCCAGCCCTCATTGAGCGTAGGAGAAATATGTCAAGCGCTTTGTTTGGACAGGAATTTGGTGCGGAATTCTCCGTATTTGAAGGAAAGGTATGGGATTTTAATAGAGAAAAGGATACTGGTAGCTTTCCCTACGACCCCAACCTCCCAACGTATTGTTCAATCGATTTTGGGTTCAGGATGCCAGCCGTTCTATTTATTCAGACTCAATTGATAGACGGTCAGGAACATATTAGAATATTTGACTCAATTTTACACAAGAAAGATATTAAGACAGAAGACTTGATTAAGATGATTAAAACAAAGGGTTATCCTATCATTTCATATTATGGTGACCCGGCTGGTTCAAATGTTCAGGGACAGAGTGGGGCTGGTGATATGGAAATTTTTAGACGTAGTGGAATTCGTGTTATGGCAACACGGGATAGGGAGAGTAGGAATATCGTTGCGAGCGTTGCGTATACTAGGGGATTCTTTTCGAGTGCTGACAGCACACGAAGAGTCCATGTAGATTCAAAATGCCTAGATATGATAGAAGACTTTGAGGAGTATAGGTACCCCGAGAGTGAAGACGGGAAACCGATTAAAGAAGAACCCATTAAAGATGGGTATCACGACCACGGCAATGATGGCTTTAGATATTTTATAACAAATAGATTCCCAATGAAGAATAGGGAAATGAAAAGGATACAAAGATGATAGATAGTATTATTAAAAATAAATTAACTGAAACAAAGTTAATTACCGCACAAAATCGTAGAAAGGAAATAAGAAAATACTTGGATTATTATTCAGGAACATCGACTGAGCAATATATTCAGAATTTCTTTCAAGGGGATGCATTTTCTGAAATACCTCCATCCTTGACCAATTTTACAAGAAAATTCATCAATAAAATAAGTAGAATTTATACATTGGGTGCTAATCGGACAACTGGCTCGACAACCGATGTCTATAATTCCCTTATACCGACTAAAGATGTCCGCATGAAGCATTCCGAAAGGATGACACGGCTGGTCGGAACGATAGCGAATCGTGTTTATTGGGAAAATGATAAATTTGAATATCGACCAATCTATTACTTTGAGTCATATTTTGGAGATAACCCATTTAAGCCAGAAGCCATCATTTATCCATTATTAAATCAAACTGCTGACCTATCCAATACGCTTGGACTACAATGGGCATACTGGGATGCTTCAACCTATGCCATTTTAGATGATGGTGGTAAAATTATGAAAGAAGTAGCTAACCCACTTGGTATTTTGCCATTTGTTTTTACTCATAGGGAAGACCAGATTGATTCATTCTTTGTTGAAGGAGCTGGTGATATTATTAATTGTAATGAGCAAGTCAATATTGGGCTAACGGAAATGAATCTAGGGCTTAGATTTAATATGTTTGGTCAACCTTGGGTTAAGGGTCTACGGGCAGACCAAGAAATGATGAGAGCTGGTTCCAATACTATACTGGATATGGGTGAAGACGGTCAATACAACGTCACAAGCCCATCTGGGAATATCGCAGAAGCTATTAACAATATTAAATTTCAAATCGAATTAGTCGCATCGAATAATCACCTATGGATTCAATGGGCTGAATCTGGCGGTGAAGTTCCATCTGGTATTTCCTTAATGATTAAAGATTTAGAAAGAAAAGAAGACTATTTTGATGATATTGCTATGTGGAGATTGTATGAAAAAGATTTTTACGAAGTGGAGAAAGCAATTGCGGGTTACAATGGTATTCATTTGTCTGAAGATTTTGGTGTGGATTTTGAAGAAGTCGAATACCCAACCACAGTCCAAGACCAAATACTAAAAGACCAATTTGACCTAGAACAGAATCTTACTACCCGTGCTAAAATGATGATACGGGACAATAAGGACTTAACCATTGAACAAGCACAGGATGTAATTAATGCCAACAGACAAACAAACGAAAGTGAATCAAGTCAATCAATCTTTGCTCAATTCCGTCAGGAAGCTGGACAAAATCAATGATATTGACATTGAACTTCAAGGAACAATAGAAGAAATTATTGCAGACCCCGTTAAGTGGGCTGAATCCCAGATTGAGAAATTTGTTCTTGAACACCAAAAAGAATACTTAGAAGCCAAACAATTAGGGAAGGAGATGTGGGATGAAATTAGAGATTAAGACTAATTTTGATTTTGGCAAGATGGCAAATAAGTTGCCGGGTATCATTGAAAAAACGATGCAGAGATACGCCCGGAGTTCAGCTACTGGCTCTAGGGAAGCGATTGATTCCGGGGTCAGTCCTGCACTAGAAGAATCTACCCTTAAGAGAAGAAAGCGGAGAGGAACTGGCGGTTCAAAACCGTTGTATGAAACTGGAACATTATATAGAAGCATTAAGGGGTCGTCTGAAGGTCTGGAAATGAAAGGATATGGTTTCTTACACCATACGGGCGATTTACATCCAAAGACCCCGCAGAGAAAATTTATTCAAATATCTCAAAAACAAATTATGCCAACTCTTGATAAATTTAAGAAAGACTTAAAAGACGCTCGTAAAAAAT